AATATCGCTAGGGCTTTCTCTCCCTTCCTTACGATACGGCCTGCCTTCTTCCATTGTTGAAAGCCTCCCACGATGGAGACTCCCTTTTTCTGGAAGTAAAGAAGGGCGGAGTTCTTAAAGGAGAGGGGTCGGCCTTCGATGGTGCGGAGGCTTCCAAGCTGGTTGGATAGTTCCACCCTTTCGGCTTCGGACATCTTCGCGAATTGTTCCGCGAGTTGTTTCATCTTGGCTTTCTTGGCTTCTATGGCTTCTGTCTTGGTCATTGTTGGGGTTCTTTCTTGGTTGGGGGTTATACTTTGTAAAAGGTTTGAGGAATGAGGATTTCTGAGCTTCCGTCACTATGGCAAACTCGTAGCTCGAACTCTGCTCCGTCTAGGTTTAGCTCGGCCTCCTTTAAGGTGGTGAATCCTTCGGAGGTGTGGTTTCTGTGGTTTATTACGACAAAGGTGGTTTCTGTGTTGTACATATTTATGCTTGTTACACTTCGCAACCGCTTGCGTCAATACTCTCAAAGCGGTAATTAGTTAGGCTTATGTAATGCGGGGGCAATCGCGGGAGGCCTTCGAGGGGAAAAAGGCTTTTATGATTAGTTAAACTAATGGGAGATAGGGGATTTATTTTCGGGGGGTTATCAAATAAAAAGAATAAATGGAGGCTTCTTACACAAACTGAAAAGAAAAAAATAAGAAAAAAAAGAAAGCGGAGCAATCAACGGCAAGGCTTACGCTTTCCCGCCTAGCGAGCCACGGAGGCCAAGGGGAAGAGAGAGCGGAGGGCAGGGCTTACACGATGCAACCTAACGGGAGGGGGTTAGGTTTTTTTAATATATGATAATAAAGGAGGGGAGGTTTTGCGTGGGCATAGTTCGCCCATCCTCGAGGGACTGGGCGTTTTTCTCTAGGTGCGGTATCCATTATTACCAATGCCGTTAAGGTAGGCGTGAGAATCGCTGGAATTACTTCCAATTATTAAGCTAGCAGGGCGTAAGGCTAGCTCCGTTCTACCTACGCTCGCCCCTGTTCGGTCTTTCTTGCGAGGATCGGATACCATTTCGGGCTTTGTGTTCTCCCTACTCTTTTCGTTTCCGTAACTCCGGCGGAAGGATTGACAAGTTTTTTTTTAGCAATACGGGAAGGGCGAGTGAACATAGAGCCCCACAAGGTAAAGGGAAAGGGTGGGAGGCCTACTCGGTGGTCAATCGCAAAGGCTAGGCAGATATGTAACCAGATTAAACGGGGGCTTCCGTTGCGTTATGCTTCGCCCCTTTGTGGTGTTCCGTATGGGACAAGTAAGGAGTGGGCGGGACTCCATCCAGAGTTCGCCCCTATGATGGAAGAGGCACACTCTTTTTTTGTAAGGAGTCAGGTGGATAATATCGAGCGTCACGCGAAGATAAGTGAGAAGCCTAGTCAATGGCTACTCGAGAGGAGGGCAAAGGAGGAGTTTGCCCCTGCCTATGTACCTAGTGGGCAGGGTTCGGGCGTACAAATTCTAGCCCTAGGCGATGATACAATCGGGAAGCTAATGGGGGCTTGGGGTTCTCTCTTGGGCAATCAATTAGCTCCCCAACAATTACCCGACACCACCACCCCTTCTTCTCTAGTTCCCCTTAATTATACTGAAGGAAGGACACCACCACACACGGGAGAGAGTCCCGTTCCAGCCGTGGAAATTTCGGCGGAGGTTGTGAAGGATGTTAAGCCTCAGAGACTTGGGAGGCCGAGGAAATATCCCAAGCCGAACCCTCCAACCCCCGACACGCCCCCGCCCACCACCCCCCTCGCCCACCCACTCTAATTATATCCCCCTTCCAAAAAAAATTCTAAAAACTCGACCCCCCTCTAAATGCCCATAACCGATCCTTCCCAACTTCCGGCCAAGCTCACGCAGGAGCAACTGTTAGCAACCCCCCTAGGCTTTTCCAAACTACTCGACATCGACCTCCACCCTTGGCAATCGAAAGTCTTTCTCGATGTTGGCCTAGGCAATCGGGTGGCTTTGAAGGCGGCCAACGGCTCCGGAAAGACATCTTGTTTGGCGGCTCCCCTAGTTCTTTGGTGGTGTACGGTCTATCCCAAGTCCCAAGTCGTAACGACAGCCGGAGTCTATCGTCAGGTGAAGGAGCAACTTTGGCAAAGGCTCGCCGGATGGAGGGATAAGCTCAAAGGTTGGACCCTTAACGCTACTGACCTAACTGCCCCTAACGGATCTAAAGCCATCGGGTTCTCTACTGACGAGCCCAACCGATTTGAGGGTTGGCACAACGACAAGCTCCTAATGATCTTTGACGAGGCCAAAAGCATACCTACCGACATTTGGAGGGCGGCTGAACGATGTCAGCCTACGGCTTGGCTTGCTATGAGCAGTACCGGAGGCATGGACGGGGAGTTCGCGCAATGCTTCCTAGGGAAACGCAAGTATTGGAAGAACTACTCTGTATCGGCCTATGACTGCCCCCACATCAAAAAAGAGTGGATTGATATGCAGATTGAGCAACATGGACGGGATAACCCTTTTATTAGAAGCATGATCTTCTCTGAGTTCATGGGGGAGGATGACGGGATCAGCCCCTTCACATTTTCTAAGATTCATAACTGCCGATCTAACCCTCCCAAGAAGCAAGAGGGGGCTCCGGTGGCTTTTATTGATTGGGCAGGTGGCGGGGACGAAACGGTGATCGCTATAAGGCGCGGGAACGTGATTGAGCCCCTTATAGGGTGGAAGGACTCGGATACCATGAGAAGTGTAGGCAAAGCCATCGTAGAGCTAAAGAAGGCCAATTTAAGGCCTAATGATGTTTGGGCTGATGACGGGGGCCTAGGGAAGCCTATGAATGACCGGATGAGGGAGCAGGGGTGGGCTATTAAGAGGGTGAACTTTGGGGCTAGGGCCTACTCTGATAACTACGTCAATAGGAGCAGTGAAATCTGGTGGGAGACAGCTAGGCAGATCGAAAGGGCTGAAATCATCCTTCCTACTGATGAGATACTGGATGCTCAGTTATGCTCCCGTAAGGCTAAGATAGCCTCCTCAGGGAAGCTAGGCCTAGAGTCCAAGGACGAGATGCGGAGGCGGGGGGTATGCTCGCCGGATCGCGGGGATGCCGTTTGTGGGGTTTGTTGCGTTAGAAGCGAAAATAATCTTGCGGTCTTTGATTCCGGCAATACGGGTTCAGATCAATGGAGCGATATGCAGGAATACTCGGAAGGGGAACCTGCGTGTGCTGGCTTTGATATTGGAGGATAAAATAAATGCAAAACATTAAAACTACAACCACGGGTGTCCTGAGCATTGTTGTGGCAGTTGGTTCTGCGGCGTTGGCATTCCTAAAAACTGGAACCATCCCCGATCTCGGAACTCTGATTGCCGCAATCACCGCAGGGATTGGTTTGATTCTCGCTAAAGACGCTCCTTCCTCATGAAGAAATTTTGGGACAAGAAAAATCCCAACAAGTCCTCTAGGCCTCTTTCGCCTAAGGCGAAGGCTTACGCCAAGGACAGGGCTAGGGATGCAGGCAGGCCTTATCCTAATTTAGTGGATAACTCAGCGGCCAAGCAAAAGTTCAAGATGGGAGTTTATTAAGCTATGGCTTTCCCTATCGGAAAAGATCAGATGGCTTGCAACAAGCCTCGGAGAACTCCGGAGGGGCCTAAGAAATTTGTGGTGAAGGCTTGTAGTGGTGGAGAGGAAAAGATTGTTCGATTCGGGGACCCGACCATGACAATCAAGAAAAACATTCCGGCACGAAGAAAAAGTTTTAGGGCTCGGCATAACTGCTCAGAGAAAACAGATAAAATGACGAGTGGCTATTGGGCTTGTAAAAGCTGGTGAAATGGGATTCCTCTTCAGCATTCTCGGTGGACTTATCAGCATTATTGATAAGTTGGTTCCGGATAGAAAAGCTCGCGACTTTGGTAAAATTATTCAAGAAGCCAACAAAGATCGCGATGCTGTCAGTTATTGGATTCGCAATCGCGGGATGCGCGACAACTCAACAGAGAGTGGTGACAAGTCGTAACGCTGAAAGACTTATGGAAAGACCAGATGCAAATGAAGCTAGGAATGCCGCTCCCTACTGGTGTAAGGACGCACTCGATACGATTATTGATTTGGAGACACAAATTAAAATAGGAAACGCAAAATGATGGAACGTAACGATCTCTATAAAGCATTGCTCGACGATCTGAAGGCTCGTAGTGGCTGGGAGGAGCGTCAAAGGATTTGGTATGAGATGCGTCATTCGGGACTTCGCCGGAAAAAGAAATTGCCTTGGCAGGCTGATCTTCACTATCCGTTGGCAGATTCAATCATTAACAAGCTAAAGCCTTTCTACTATCAGCAGGTTTTCTCCAATGAAGTGATTGCTTCTTTTGTTCCTTCCACCCCTCAAACGGAAGGAATTACTCAGGGGATCTCCCGTTGGTTTGATTATTGCATTAAGCAACAGAGCAACTTCGAGAGTGAGATCCTGACTGCAATCGACCACACCCTCATGAGTGGGTTGAACCTATTAAAGATTTCTTGGGACGAGGACGCGAAAGCGGTTCGGTTTGATTCCGTTGACCCCGTATTCGCAATCGTTCCGCATTATACGAGAGACGTAAAGAATTGCGATCGTCTGTGTCATGTGATCCAGATGAGCCTGAACCAGTACAAGTCCAACAAGCTATACAATCAGGACGAGGAATTGATCCGCAAGATCAAGGGCAGGACAGGCGAGGGAACCCGCTTGTCCACTCTCGAGAATACCAAGTTCCGGCGTGAAGGAATCACGGTTGGGGCAGAGGAAGATCAAGTTATCGTTTGGGAAGTTTATGAGAGGGATGAAGAGGGCAAGATCCTTGTCCACACCTTCAGCCCCCTAGCTCCTGAAGATGACATCAGGCCTTCCTTTGAACTGCCCTACAAGCATGGTCAGATGCCCTTCGTTCCTTTTGTCATGGAGATTAAGGACAAGGGTGTTTATTCGAGTCGTGGGCTTTGCGAGATTGTGGCTCCTTTCGAGAGCTATATGTGCAAGCTGATGAACGAAAAGGCTGACGCGATGACTCTCTATAATCGCCCTCTCTTCCGTTGCGAGCAGGACATTCCCAACTCAAACAATTTGAAGTTCGGCCCTGCGACGATCCTTCCGGTGGGTGTGACTCCGGTGACGATGCCGCAACCTCCTATCAGCTTTGACCAAGAGATGATTAACCAACGGATGATTTCTGAGTACCTAACCTCTATGCCGGACTTCGGTATGGGGCAGAATCAGGGAATGAAGAATGCCCGTACCGCGACTGAGATTTCTCAGATTGGTGCGCTGATGGGGCAATCGACTGATCTTCGGGCGAGAATCTTCCGGATCTCGCTAGGCTATGTCTATCGGCAGGCCTACTCCGTTCTTTGTCAGTTCGGCAAAAAATCTCTTAACTACTATTTCAATCAAGCCTTCGGAACAGTTCCTCCGGAAGCCTTGGAGGTTGAATATGCAATTCATCCTTCCGGTTCCGCAGATGGAATCAATAAAGCAGTCCAGTATCAGAAGGCCTTTAGCCGGATGCAACTCCTGTCGGGTAATCCCTATGTGGATCAGCCTTCCTTGGTTCGCTCGGTTCTCGAGATCGACGATCCCGCCTTGGTTGGGAAACTTCTGACTGATCCTAACCTCCGTGGTCAGGATGAGAAAGAGGAGCAGGCCAAAGAGAATCTTATTATGGAGAGCGGTTATCCGGTTGCGGTTAAGCCTCAGGATGACCATAAGGCTCATGTCGAAGTTCTTCTTGGCAGGATTCAGCTACTCAGTCAGCAGGGTGGCGGATCTCAGCAGTCTCAACAGTTGTATGGGCAACACCTTGAAGCACACCTCCAAGGCCTAGGTCAGACCGATAAGAATGCCGAAAGGCAGATTCGTGGGATGCTCCGGAAGCAGGCTCAAGCCATGCAGGGGCAGGCTCAGGGCCAGATGCCTCAAGGCTTAACATCAACCCAATCGGCTCCGCAGGCCGGAATGGTGTAATAAGCCTAAATAATATATGTTGCACAAACTCAAGATTGTCTTACGCCTCTGGAAAGAACTTGGAGAGGTATCGGTCAACTGGAAACAGGAGGACACAACCGCAACCAAGTTGTTCTTTGAATCTGCCTCCGGCAAGCGGTTCATCACCTGTCTGCGAAATGCGGCAACTCGTAAGGATATAAGCGCAGTTTTCAAAGGCGGCGGATTGTTTGAATCCGGAAAAGCAGTGGGTTTCCGAGAAGCATTAGTTTTTATCGAATGGCTATCTTCTTCGGAAATTGAAGATTTTAACGAGGACTCGGAGCCTGAGGCTGTCTCTGATCTCCTCGAAAAACTACGGCCTTAAACTTAACGGGAAGGACACCTGACAAACCATGATAGAGGAGAGCAACAACATCGGAGTCGAGCAGGTTGAGGAACCAGCAGACTCCTCCAAGGTAGAATCGGTAAGCGAGGAAATGATTCGTGAGCTTGCGGCGCAAGCTGACGGAGTGCCTTACAAGCCGAAAGCGGAATCGCCTGCACTCGCAACGCAGGACCAAGGGGCCTCAGAAAAACCTAAAACAAACGAGGCAGTCAAGGATTCGTTAGAATCCGCTGACTCAAAAGAAACAAAAGAAGATTCAAAGGTTGTATCGGATGATGCAACCAAGTCTCTCAACGCCTCCGAACCCTCAAGCGAAAAGCCCGAGGTTAAGGACGTTAAACGGGTAAAGGAAGAGGCTCGATTGGCTGAAAGCTGGAAGAAGCTGGAAGCTGAGAAAGCCCAAGTCAGAGCAATACAAGCAGAGTTCCAAAGGAAGATCGAAGAAGCTGAGAAGGCCTCCGATCCGACAAGTCCGGCCAAGCCGGAGGAGCTTCGTAAGTTTGCCCGTGAGTGGGAGGAAGAGGGTAAGGATGATCTTGCGAAAGCCGCTCGAGTTCAGGCTGACAAGCTGGAACAGAAGATCCGCATGGATGCGGAACGTGGCGAGCGCAGGATCAAGGATTTCAACGAGACATGGAGTTCAAGCGTGAACCGCATGATCGCTGAGAATCCCGAACTGAAGGACGAGTCATCGGACCTTGGAAAGAGAGTAATCTCTATTCTCAAGAGCGAAGATGAAGCGTTGCGGAACCTTATCAATTCAACGCCCAACGGATTCGTCTATGCCACTCAGATTGCAAAAATGCAAAAAGCGGCTGAGGAGTCGGAAGCGTTGAGGACTGAAATTGAATCTTTAAGAAAAGAAAACGGGGACCTTCGGAAAAAGACCTCGCTATCTGTAAGTGGAAATCAAAAGCCTGCGAAACGGAAATCCTTCGATGAGATGGACTCCCGCCAACAGGAATCTTTCCTACGCAGTATGGCAGTGGATTCTGATTCTGGTGTTCTCGTAGGAGATTAAAAATCATGGCTACTATGACTCGTAGCAACCCTGCTTCACTCGGGAACTACTTTCAGGCTTTCCTGAGCAAGCAGTTGGTTGATCGTATTAAAGAAACACTCAAATTAAATGACTATGCACAACAGGTTGACCTGCCCAAGAACATCGGATCGAACTCCGTTAAGTTTTTCCAGTACAACACTGTCCCTGCATCGTCTAACGTACAAACCTTAACCGAAGGAACTCCGATCACGGATTTCCGTGAAGTTGGCTTGAATAGCGTATCTGTCTCGCTGACCCAATACGGTGAAGCGGTGAAGATCAGCGACCAACTCTCCATGCTCTCTCTCTTTGACGTTCTCAAAGAAGCAGTAGGCACGATGGGCGAAGAGGCGGCTCTCAAGGCCGACGATTTGTCGAGAGACCAGTTGGTTACTGGAACTGACGTTGCTGGTAACGGCACTGCCAAACGGTTCGGACAAGGGATTGCTGACTTCGCAACTCTTAGCTCCACTGCGGCGGCTTCTGCGTTCTTGGATGCAGAGGATCTTATGGATGCAGTTACCTCGCTGAAAGCCAACAAAGCTAACCCTTTGAATGGTCAATTCGTAGCGTTGGTTCCCCCACAGATCAGTCGCGATTTGTTCCGTGATACGGACTTCTTGCAGACTGTCTATCGCAACCCTGAGAACAAAGTTGGTTCGTTCCCTGCTGGAACCCTCGGTTCCTTCTACGGAGTCCGCATTGCGGAACACACGAACCCCTTCATCGAAGGCACGACCTCCGGAACGTATAACTCTGCTGGATCTATTTACAGCACTGTTGTACTCGGCGCGAATGCGTTTGGTGTGGTGAAAATCGCTGGGGATTCCCCCTTCAGCCCTCGGATCATCCTGAACAATCAGGCCGATAAATCCGATCCGCTGAATCAGACAATCGTGGCCGGATGGAAATCCTTCTATGCCGCGAAGTTGCTGAATGCTAAACGTGCCGTGGTCATCAAGGCCAAGTCTCGTTTCGCCTAAGTTATATGGACAAAGGACTGCTAATCCTAGCTAGTCCCGAGGCAAAGGGGGGCCGCTCAGTAATGGGCGGCTCCTCCAAGCCCGAATCTAAAGGCTCCGATTATTCTTCGGAGAAAGAAGGTTTGGGAATGTCTTTGGACGTACCAACCGAAAAGCTCCCCGAGGGAACCCAAGAGGGTGATTATGTCGCACTCAAGGGCATGGTCTCGAAGCTGGACGATAAGGGCGCAACCATTGAAATCACTGAGGCCAACCTAACTCCTGATGAGGGAGAAGAGGAAAAGAGCGAGGATGACATCCGAGCAATGGCTGAAGAAGCAGACTTAGGCAATGCCTGATCCGATATGCCCATCTATCTCTACGAGAACAAAGATGGGGAAATCGTGCAGGAAATTGTCTCTGTCGAAAATAGGGATAAACGGAAGGGGCTCAAACGAGTCCCTTCCGCCCCCTATATCCACCGTAGCGTTCCCGATCCTAGTTCTTCGTCTGAGGGCGCACGAAGGTTTTATCGAGAGTTTGAAGAAAAGGGAAAACTCAAGAACCGGAAGTATTCCAAAAGCCGGATTAAAAAGATTTGGGATTGGAAGTAAAATAAAATGCCTAGCGTAAAAGAAATATATGAGAAAATAACGGATGTCACGATTGACGCTGACACGATCAATCTAAACACCGACACAGTAGAATCTCTCTTGTCCACTGTTCAGGCGGACGTTGCGCTAGTTAAGGCCGATATTGCAAATGGAGTTCTCTCGGACGTAAGAGATGGAACAGGAAACGCTATCACATCTTCTGCTAGGGGCTCGCAAAGGGCGTTGTCGGTTCAGATCGTGGACGGATCGGGGAACCAAGTAACAACATTCGGAAGTTCTTCAGTCAGCGTTAGTAACTTCCCTGCTACACAACCTGTTAGTGGAGCAGTTTCAGTTTCTAACTTCCCAGCAACCCAACCCGTATCGCTGGCCTCAGTTCCCTCCCATCCAGTTACCGGAACATTTTGGCAAGCTACACAACCAGTCTCGCTAGCCTCTGCTCCCGTAACTCCCGTAACAGATAACGGAGGTTCACTTACCGTTGACGGATCAATTACCGCAACGCAATCGACAGCCTCTTCGCTCAAGGCTCAAGCCCAACTATTAAATGCCGCCGGAACCGTTGTTGAGTACGCAACCACTGGATCTGCTGGTACTCCCGCAACTGACGTAGTTTCGGTTCAGGGTGTAGTAGGGGGTACGGCAATTCCAGTTTCTGTCGCAACATTCCCAGCAACTCAGGTGGTGTCTGGAACTGTAAATACATATCCCCTCCAAGGCGCAACAGTTTCTAGGTCGGACTTCACAAGCACCACTGCCGATAGCCCACTTGTTTCTGCGGTTGCTGGCAGGGAAGTTCTTACAGTATTTAACGAAGGGTCGGGCAATCTTTATATTTCAGCGGGATCTACCTGCACACTTACTTCGTACCAAGTCCGTCTATCCTCGGGAGATTATTGGGAGTGTCCAGCAGGACAGACATCGCTTGCTCACAGCGCAGTATTTGGCGCAGCTGGAACAGCAAGAGTAACGCAAGTAAGTTAGAGGTAGGATATGCCTATTCGAGTTGGAGTTCCATTGGCAAAAAACAATGCTATAAAAAGGCAGAATAATAATCTTGTTCAGGCTTGGTTTATTGATGGGTCTCGAGCAGCCTCTAACGTAAGAAGAAAAATTTATATATCAACTAACAATACCATATCGACCGTATTTGACGAAACAGAATTTACGCAGGGAACAACGGCTGGATCTTCAGATGTAATAAATATATTAGGACAACAAACTGGAAGCGTTAGCTATTTCTTTAGGAGCGATGTTCAAAAATGGAGACTTTCTACAAATAGAGGTGGCGCAGATCAAAACGATGTCGTTATACCAAATAAGGCGATTGTTGTATTTCTTAAAATCCTTGGTGGAACTGATATAGTTAATCTTAAGGGAACCGCTCGAGTCGGGACTTATCAATAAAATAAATATATGGCCGTCCTTTTATTCGTTAAACCTCCTGCAGATAATTTTCCCCTATCAATTACCGTGGCGGGAAACTTTAGTTTTGCTAATTCAGCACCCAACACTCTTTATCCTATTACTAATCTTAATCAATTACCTGAATCTGAAATAGCAGGATTGGCAGATAAATCTGTTCCCTACAGAATCTATTTGTCTACAGCAATTAATAACGAAGAGTATCAAACGGTTGATTACAAGTATGTAATCTATATGGATCCGTCAAATTCTAATGGTACGTCTGGATACTACACTGAATTTATATCTTCAGGAAGATGGCTATTCGGCTGTGGAAATACCTTTTCAGGCGATAATTCGGGTTATTATGTTAACTTTGGATATTATACGGCATTACAAAGCAAAACATCATTACCATCCTCAAATGTTGCAAACTGGACTAGGATAGCTGGTTATTATCCCAATAGTGGTACTCTAACTGGTATTACTTTTAACTATTAATAGTGAACCACCAAGTTATAGAAAGTATTAAAGATGTCTTTAACGGAGATAAAATCATGCAGAAAATTGCGATACATAATCCAGAATACTATATATCAGAAGCATATCTCAAGGAGAGCAAGTTAATATCTGTTAGCAAGCATAAGTATTTATATAACATTATGACAAATACAAAATGCTCAGAAATAAAAGGACTAGACAACTTTATCAACGAACAGGGATTCACATCAGCTGAGGATAGTATTTCTGGATGTTTTATTTACCCAGAAAACGGGTTCATGGGTTGGCACACAAACCATACACGCAATGATTGGCGAATGTACATTGTTAACAGCGTCCAAGGAGACAGTTTCTTTCGTTATGTTGAAAACGAAAAAATCAAAACCGAATACGATCCCAAGGGATGGTCATACAGAATCTTTTATGTGGGAGATGCCTCCAACCCTTTTTGGCATTGTGTTCATGGAGGATCGGGCAGAAGGAGCATAGGATTTAGGCTGAAGAAATTGACAGAGAAATGAACCTCCTCACCATCTCTATTCTCTGCCTTGCCTTTGCATCCTGCTCCCCAAAGCCAACTGAAAGCGACTCACCACTCCCAAGGTATTCTGATATGTCAGCGGCTCACGATGCAATGAACGTAAAATGAACACCGAAGATCAAGCAATCCAAGCCCTCCAATACCTCCTCGACGAAGGCTTTATCTCTCTTGGATATATCGATGGCAAGCCTTCTGTATATCTAACGACAAGTGTGGAGGAAGCTCAGAAGGTAATTAAAACTATGGCAAAAGACTCAGCAGATTGGTGGAAAAAATGAATATATTTCAAAGATTCCTATTTTGGCTTTGGGCCAAGCTATTCCTAGGAAGGCTAAACTCTCAGA